CACAGCAATGTGCAGCCCTCAACCCTGGCTCCGATTTCTCGGTCACCAGGATTTCTGCCTTAAGAGCAGAAGGCCGCTCAACTGAGCTCCTCGAATGCGGAATAATACCCCAAGCTACGCCCTAGTAGGGCGTAACCCATTTTGTGGAGAGCTTCGACGAATATCGTTTCGCCGAATAACTCAGATGGTCTGGATCCTCATACATTTCTTTCGAAAGAAAGAACTTTATGAGGGCGTCCGAGTCCTGGATCTTATCAAGGATCCTTGTCCCGGACACTACTTTGGTGCGAACTTGCCATTCGTGATTCCTCACGGAATAACGATGCGGCGTGTAAGCATTCGAGTAATGCCAGAATCCAAGTCCCGGTGACGTCACTGCTACCAAAGGTAGAGAGGGTAACAATCCCTCTACTTGCTTCGCAGCCGACCACATTCCTCTAAGGAATAATTGGTTGGACAACGAAACGGTAGCAGCGAACCACTCTGGACTCTTACTGCCATCGTACGGGTCGTGGCGGATATAAACTGGGGTTACATCGTAACCTTTGAATGCATCCATACCACAACTCTCTCGGAATAAGCCCTTGTCAAAGGTCTTATCTCGATTAACCTTGAGGCCTTTAATCTCAAGATAGTCGATGACATAATTGCAGAAAGTTGCGGGGACAATTAGGTCGTCCCCGAACACAAGCACTTTGTCACGCACATAGCGGAGAGAGCGCAGGAGGCCGTTTTTGCCTCCCATAAGACGCCCAGAATGACGAAAGTGAAACCGTGCACATGCCGTTACGACAAGTGCATAGAACACAATCGCTTCAACTGGAAACGTCGTAGCGGACCCCATAGAAGCGTACTTCCGCAAATTCGCGGTCGTACCGTCCGGATATGTACACCTCGTACTCCTGACAGCAAAAAGCTGTTCAAGAATATCTGGCCTACTCCGAAAGACCTCACGGACGAGTTTACAACTCACCCGATCAGAAGCTTCCGACAAATCCATTGTGGCATAATCGCCATTCTTCGAAGAATAGCGCGCCATCTCACGATTCGGCACTTGCGTGTCGAAGTTGAGACGACCACCATAAATGGACCGTTCTATTGACTCCCTAAGACGAGAAGAAACTAACTGCTGTGCATACTGCATAGCAATCGGTTCCACCGCAATCACTCTTGGACCCTTTTGGGTCTTAGGAACGATTACGATCCGAACTGGTTTTTCGTCCTTGGGATCAACAACAGAGTCGTGGTCGAACTGGTCTATAGTCGAAAGACCATAGAGTTCTTCCCAGCCGATCACATTCTGCCACCTACGCATGTAATCCCGATTCCTAAACTTAGAATTACCGGTGATTTTCTCAACGGTAGCTCCAGGTCCATGTTTCGGTAAGAGACCGTGGAGATCGTAATTGCACAACATACGACGAATAGTCGTATCGATGCAAATACGCTCCTCGACCTCGAAAAACATGTTACGATCGCTATGTTTCAAAGAGAGATCCGTCGCCTTATGGGAAGCTAAGGCCTTACCAACCCGTAAGGGTGAGCAAGGTATCTTAACCTTTTTCCACAAGAGACAGATCTGCCGTATGAAGAACACGGCATTTACGTCTGCATCTTTCAGAAGCAGACCACTCTTCGAGTCGAACACCAGGGCTGTCAACCCGTAGAATAAGCACGGTAAGACAGATCCATTCTTGCGCCGCGTCTTGCGGAACAAAGAATAGATCGTAGGCCCTACAATGCCCTCATCAATGGATTTTTCAAGCCATTGACAAAATTTGGGTAAGGTTATCGTAAGGAACGATAACCCCTCGTGTTCGAACCGGGATTGGATAGTTATCCAATCCCTGGTAGTGCTAGCACCGGTTGATACCGATGCATCCTGCAACAAGTGTTGAAGGATGTTCAGGCTTTTCATGAATACTCCTGTAAAGGGGTTGTTCAGTCCTGCCTGACATGTCTCCCAACCTTTAATTACTCAGGAGGCTTCGGTTCTTCGTGTTTTGGACAATCGTCCATAGCACGGGAACAAAAGCCATCCTTTGTGACGTCAATCGCGCAGGCTGACAAAGCCGTAGCGATCAACAGGGTTGAGATAAACAGAATCCACGAATAGAACATCGACATGGCTCCAAAGTTAGATTGGCATCACTGCCAATCCAGATCTTAGAAGAAGCCTAGAGCATTATGCTCTAAGCGACTAAGATTCCAAAGCCAAAAGCTTGTCGGCGTTCGTAGTCACGCCGGCGTAGGCGCATGCCGCGAACAATATGTCCTTCAGTTGCTGATTTGTAAAACCAGCCTGAGGACGATTGACAACGACATACGCTGAAGCCGACACATTCTTCGTGAGACCCGTCGTAGGATCCGCGTAGGTGGTATAGAAGTCGATACGGAACTCGCTCCGGACACGGTTACCACGAGTGTGGGTAACCTTGGCCGAATAGAGACCGTCCGACGACTGATACTCCGACGCGTATCCATCAGTACGGATCCGCGGAAGACTCTTCGCTGTACCACCCGAAGGGGTAATTACAGCGTTGAGGGTGACAGAGAGTGGGTCTGATAACATGATCAGTCCTTTCTTGTTTTTGGGCTTCGTTCGTTTTCCTAACGAAGCCGGGTGAGCCCGAGAGCAACCAGAATGGACCACTGATACGCCGAAAGTGACGCATCAGTAATGCCAAACCCGTAAGGGTTGGCTGCCTCCCTACGTCGATAATACCGAGTTATGCTGCTTGAGGCATTTAGCCTTTGGACAGTTTGATTCGGTGAAGTGCCTACGTACATATCATGAGTGCCAGCTTGTGTGTAGCGAGTCATTTCTGACTGCATCACATAAGCATATTCGGCAACAACATGATAACGTGCCATAGCCACCGCGTTATGCACGATCGCACCTGTATTAGTAAACCAATTGAGCAACCAAGTCCATGGAACGAGTTGATAAATCACCTCGGGGTCCAAAGACAAGCCGAGCAGGTTGAGCTTGAGCCGAGTTAAATCGGCCTTGGGATCAGCTAGTTCGGGTATATAATATCGATATTTGGCAGAATACCATCTATCGAGCTTATATTCTTCAACAAGTTGCCTTGGTTCAATTGCACCTGATGGATAGGCAAACGTAGAAATAATTGGTGCTAACGAAGTGAAAGTCGGCTGGCCAACAGAAACGTTGGTTGACCAATTCTCACTAGTTAGTACTGCATTTCTACGCACGGGCTTGCCGTTATCTCGCCGCAGCTGACTAAGTTTCTTCGCTAAGGCCTTTTGGAACGTAATAGCTCCATAAAGGTCCTTAAGAAAAGGAACCCAACCAAACTGTAAGTTGAGATAATCATCGCCAAGATTCCGAACGTCCCATCCAGCGTCTCGGATGTCGCGCACCTTTCGTGGGTGCTTAGACATTTTGAGACCTAGTCCGTTCATCCTCTTAAAGAAGGATGCCGTACTAGTGATCATTCTCGGAAAGTCCTTAAGCTCACCTATGGCAACGCCAAGGTTTGCAATCGGGCTAACTGGAATGGTCCTTGCCCAGCCTTTAGCACCCCATCCTGCGATGCTACTCTCCGAAGGGAGGGTAACACCGGGAACAGGGGCGTAAAAACAACCTTCATAATAATACGAAGGTAGGCTGCGGCCGTAGGTGTATACAGGAGCAGTTAAGCCGACCTTAACCACGGTTTTGGAAACCGTGAGGGGTCCGCCAGACCTGTAGGGAGGTCCTTTATGAACTTCGTCGGTGACAGAGTTTGAGTATTGATACGTTGGCGTTAGAACGTTAGAGCCTGGTGGAGAACCACCAGACTTTGCGATCAACTGACCACCGTATTGTACTTTTCTCTGTCTCGTGCGCATGTTCATCTCCGGTAAGCTAGTTAGAGGCTGG